CTAGGATTATTTTGAAGTGTTCAGCATGTTCACGAGATTCGTTCGCTTGTTGTCTTGCTTCAAGCATAGCTTGTTCGTTACCTTCGCGTTCAGCTTCTTCTTCCATTTGAGGATACATCTCTGTATACTCATACGTTTCACCATCGATTGCTTTTTGCAAACACTGTTTGGTGTTAGGTCGACCAATCAAAAGTTCTAGGTGTCCCCATGCATGTTTGATTTCTTGATTGGCTGTTTCTTCGAAGTGTCTTGCGACATCTTCATATCCTTCCTCACGGGCGATCTTAGCAAAATATCGGTACTTGATATGTGCCATAGATTCACCAGCAAGTGCTTTTTCTAGGTTTCTTAGGGTTGACATTATTTTCCTTTAAATATCAGTAAATAGCAATTCGAATTCATCAGCGCGGTCTTCATACAAAATATAGCCACGAGGATTACATAAAATGCGAGTTTCACCAATCATATAATCAAAAACATCATGAGTGTGCCCATGAGTCCACAATTTGATTTGTGGATGGTCAAGAATAAACTCCGACAAGTCTGAAGAATATGCACCGTTGGTAAGAACATCTCTTTCATAACGAGGTTTCACCGACTGCTTTGATGGCGCATGATGACCAACAACTACGAACTTACCTTCAGGTTTAGAATCAATGACACTTTTGATATAGTGCATTGTATTCACGTGCTCATTATACACAAACATTGAAGTAAGTTTTTCTCGATCTTCAATCGCACCACTATTACGAATAATACGAAAATCATTCATTACACGACTAACATGCCACAATGTATTTGGATCGTTTTTGTTCATATCGGTCCAAAGAGTAGCACCAATAAAAGTGTAGCCATTGATCTCAACCGATTGTTTTTCTAGAAGATGAATATTTTTAAATTCTTCTAGCTCATCACGAAGAAGATTTTCGGTCAATGTGTAGTCACCATTGTAATGTTCATGGTTTCCCATGATATAGATTACATTTGGAAACTTTTCTGAGCAAGTACGGAAAAATTCTTTGTCTGTAGGATGGAATCCGTTAGCGACACAAATATCACCAGACAGAATCAGAACTTCCGCGTTCTCAGTATTGTCCAATACAATGGTGCCGAATTCCAGATGTACATCGGATGCGAGTGCGATTTTCATAATATTTTTACTCCTTTCCACACAATATAGCATGGAAAGGAGCCCTTGTCAAGAATTATTCTTGTAGAAGTTTAGATTGTTGTTTTCCTGCAACAATAGGAATACGCTTAGGAAGCTCTTCCTCTGGAATCACGTTCTCCAGTTCAACTGTCAGGATTCCGTCGCTTAGGACCGCTCCATTCACTTGGACAGTCTCAGCAACCTGAAAGCTTTTCTTGAAAGAACGAGTGGCAATTCCTCTGTGCAGAAAGTAACGTTTATCACTTAACTCATCTTTCTTTCCCGTAATAGTCAAAGTACCCTTCACAATGTCAATTTCAATTTCATCCTGTGAAAAACCTGCAACAGCTAATTCAACGAGATACTTATTTTTTTCTTTCACGTGTTTTACGATGTTGTGAGGTGGGTAGGAAACCTTTTCAGTAGACACTCTTTCCAGAGCATCGAAGATACGGTCGAAACCTACGGTTGAAGGAAAGTAAGGTGTAAATGTATTGATTGTCATAGCTTTCTCCTTGTTTAAGCGAGTTAAAAAAACCACCCCGAAGGCGTGGTGGGTAGTTTTATCTAGGGTACCCAGCCTAGATCCCATCCCGAGGATATCTTTATTTAGTCAAAGGCTTGAAGGCTGCCTCATTGACCCAATATTTTCTACCTGGATCACTCTCTTTGAAAACCAAAATGAAAGTCATATCACCTTCAATACGCTTCAATGCCTTTTTGTCGGTGAAAACTTCCTCGTTTGTATAAAGATTTTTCAATTTAACAAAGGGTTGTCTTACGTGATTCATTTTAATTCTGAGTCTTCTTTCCAATGTTGTACTTACTTACAAGTTCCCAATCTTCTTTATCTCTATAAGAAATAATTTTTATTTGATGAATCGGAGCAATCTTATCTTCCATAATAGAAGGATTCACTATCTTAACTAGTCCCCATTCTTCCAAGAGTTTAGCAATAGCATTTCTTCTCTCGATATCATTATCAGATATATTAGCAGGTTTTCCATCTAATGCAAATAACTCCTTGAAGTGAACAATGTAGTATTGCCCTTTTTTGTGTAGTATGTGGCATGACTGATAGAGAGTTCTTTCTTTCCTAGAAGAGACACCTATCCGTGTCAGTGTTTCTTTCACTTTCAAAAAATCATCTTGTTCCTTTAGAGAAACTTCAACAAATGTCGTTAAGTCTACCATATTACTTCCCCATTCCGCCAGGATCTGTTTTTTCTTTTAATTGTCGAATCTGATCTTCACTAAGCAGACGGAGGGCTTCTTGTGCTTTAGATGTTGATAGGCCGTAATAAGCCTTGATACATGCTATGTCTTCACTTTTTTCAGCCTTAACCCACTTATTGAAAGGGCGCTTTCTTGCCCTGACGGTATTTAGTAAAAAATCATTCTGCAATTTTTTATCTAGAAATGGCCTAATATTCATCTCATTCGCAAAATAGATACAATCTTTGTGATATGAGAGTGCTTTATTTGTCAGATATGGTTCATAGGACTTCTCAGACAGTTCATCAACAATCAGTTGTTTTTTTCCTTGTAAAATTTCATTCACGTAATCGAAAGGGCTCATTTGAATTCTACACTCACCATCAAATCAGTCAGACAAGCAACAGTATTGATTTCTGCATCAGCAACGAATGCTTGTTTGTACTGGTAATCTGCAAGAAGAATTACAGCCTGTGGAATGCTCTGTGGTTGTAGAATATCATACAAATTATCATAAATCTTACGGAATAGAGTTGTCGGATCGACATCATTCATAGCAACCCACTTACGAATCGATCCAAAGTCTTTCTCTTTTAGATATTTGATAATCTCTTGAATTGAAACATCACCGATCTGAGCAAGAATTCCAGTGTCAATCTTTCCGAATTTAGAATATCGTTGAAGTTCATTAATGGTTCTACGAAAATCGGGAAAATGTTTCTTGACAACTTCAGCAATTACTTTGCTATCAAATTCGACATTCTCTTGATTCAGAATGTTGGTGATTCGTTTAAAAAACAAACCAGCCATCTGAACCTTTTCTTCATTACGAAGAGTGAATTCTACAACAGAACACCTCGAATGAAGAGGGTCGATGATTCGGTTCTTGAAATTGCAAGTGAAGATGAAGGAGCAATTGTCAGCAAACTCTTCCATAGCATTACGAAGTGCTGGCTGTGTCGAATTGGGATTTAGATAATCTGCTTCATCGATGATGATGACTTTGCGACCACCCGTGAAAGAAATGGTCGAAGCAAAGTTTTTAATCTTGGTACGAAATACATCGATACCAGACTCATCAGAACCGTTAATGATGATGTAATCAGCATTGATTTCATTACACATAGCTTTAGCAATGGTTGTCTTACCGACACCTGCACCACCGCTCAAAAGCAAATGTGGAATCGTTCCACTTTTTACATACTCCTCGAAAGGCTTTTTCAGCCTTTCGGGAAGAATACAATCATTAACGGTCTGTGGGCGATACTTCTCCGTCCAAAGTATATGTTCCATGATACCTCATAATATAAAAAGTCACAAAATTATTCGTTTGTCGAACCAATGTCAGTTGCTACCCAATACTGAATGTCCTTTTCAGTATGTTTGAAGCTTGCAATACCACGGAAAGAAATTGATACTTGATAAGACCCAGGAATCATCCGAAGATTTTCCGTCTTAAAAAGCATATTGTATTTTTTGCCATCACCATCAGCGATTTCGATTTCACTTGAATGTGCTGATGAATTTTTGCTGTCAAGTTGAGCAACAACAATTTTTGTTCCATCAGATTTGATAGCAATATGTGGGCTACCCAATACGGAAGCCGACTTCAAAACAGTGTCAAGATCGTCTGATGACAAGGTGAAAGATACATCAACAGAAGGCATAGAAATAGTTTTATCTGGTGCATTCTTGATCATCTCAATAGAGCAAAGCTTGTAACTGGTACGCTTTTTTCCGCTCTTGAGATTTGCAGCCTTGTTATTATCATCCAGTTCAATTTCTGTATTGTCATCATGTAGAGACAACACGGAAAGAAAACGATTCAAATCGTAAATTGCAAAGTTTGAAGGAATCGTTTCGCTGATTTTTGTTTCAGCCATGATTTGCTTTTGAGTATCGCAAGTTCTCAAAATATTTCCTGAACGAAAAACAATACCATCATTAATCGATGCAAAATTTTTCAGAACAGAAAGAGTTTCTTTAGAAAGTTTCATTATATAACCTCATCATTTATCAACAGAATACAGTATATCATGTTCATACAAAAACATCAAGCAACACATAGCGTGTGCTAGGTGATGTTTACCAGATTCGGGGTCTAGTTTCTCATTTTCTTTCCATGCCCACAAATGTCGTTGTAGTGCATCAAAATACCTACGCTTAGAATCTGGCACCAATTTCCAATTGTCACGCTCATACTTTTGAGCACCAAATGTCAATACATCAACGGTAGCTTTGAGTGCAAGAGGAGGAAGAAGCCCATATTCTAATTTACTACCATCAAACTTTCTACCACCTTCAGTGGCTACTTGTGAACGAGCAACTTCATCCATGACATTAGTAGACTCAAAAAGTTCATATTGATCATCTTTCATCATAGTCTCCCAGTAAGTTCAGCAATCTTAGGCATATTGCCAGTGAAAGGATATGTTCCAATATGCTGAGTTCTCATCCAAGGGCACAAATAGATTTGACCTCCGATCTTTCTCCACAATTGACAAAACATATAGTCTTCAGAAAGATAACGGTCAGAACCACCACCTGTTGCACTCTCTTTAGTGTCGATGATAGTGTCAAAGTATGCATGAATATATCGTGAGCCATCGAAGTGTGCCTGCCCAACGTGATCTGGTTTGTATCGAAGTTGTGGATAAGCTTTCTCCATCTGTTCGAATACATGCCGCTTGATCAACATGAATCCAGTACCAATCTCTAGAACTTCTAGAGGATCAGTGACAGTGAATTGTTGAGTTCCTTTTACCACATTGAATACATAATCGCCAACAAGATTTTCTAATTCACCTGGGTTCATATCTGGATGTTTTCTTGCAGCTTCAGCAATATTAGCCCAGTTGATTGATTTTTTCGGATATGGACCACCAATCACGTCCTTATCTAGTGCTAGAAGAGCAATTACATCTTGAGGATTGTAATGAATATCAGAATCGATAAACAATAGATGGGTACAATCTGAACGGAGAAATTCATCTGTTAGATAATTTCTAGCTCTGGTGATCAAAGATTCGTTGAACAGAAATGAAAATCTTGTTTCGACTCCATACTTTGACATAATACCTTGAAGATCAAGACAAGACTTCACATACATGCCATGAGCCATGCCACCATACATGGGTGTTGCAATAAACAGTTTGCTTTTTTTCAAGTCATCAATTTTTACTTTAATTTCCATAATTCACCATAAAAAATAAGGAAGCGATACTATTATATATCGCCTCCTTATCAAGGATTAGTTAGGTATTAGGCGAATGTGCGAACATTCTTCTCACGAAGAGAACGGTAACCAGCAGCAACAACTTCTTTGCTAGGCTTGCCCATACGATAGAAGGAAATCTTACGACCATCAGCAAGAGTTTTGCGGTTGGTATAGATAGGATATCCTTCTTCACGAAGTTCGTGAATACGGGCTGAAACGTTCGTAACACCAAAACGATTACGAGCAGAAGCTACAGTAAAAGTATTAAACCCTTCAGCTTTAGTAAGGGCATTTAGCATTTTTTGTTTAGCAGACATTTTAGTCATCAAATTATCTCCATAGTTAAGTTAAAAAGAGCAGTGCTCTAGGACAAATAATAACAAAACCTGAGAACCTTGTCAATAGGTTCTCAGGTACAGTTATCAGAAAGGAACCTCGTCAGTTTTTTCTACCGATGGTTGAACAACTTCAGGCTTTTGAAGCTTATTGTAAAGATCAAGAAACGCAGCCTTAGTATCATCATCAAATCGATTCAAGCACAATTCGATAGACTTAGCTTTATCGCCGTGAACAGAGTAGGTACGGCAGATATGAACTAGGCGACGGGTCGAAATAATCTCATCAACACCACCTTCCTTGAAGGTCTGGCGAATAACATCAGCCCAGTTAACAAGAAGATCACCAAAATCATCATCTTTACGACCGAATGATTCAAGTTCCTTCTTGATAATTTTTTGTTCGACCTTGACAGGAGGAAATTCTTGTTCGTAGGTGTTCAGAAAACGTTCCAAGAATGCTTCGTTTAGAACATTGGTGAACATATATCGACCGTCTTCACTGCCTTTACCTTTGGTGTTTGCAGTGGCTACGATAGTGAAGCCTTCAGCAGGGCGAACAAGTTCATTCTTTTTCTTCAAAAGAAAGGGTTTACCTTCAAGTACCCGTTGCAAGCAGGAGAGATTCTGAGCACCGTAGTCAATTTCATCGATACAAAGAACAGCACCTTGACGAGCAGCAACAGTCACGGGACCATCACGCCATTCCATTTGACCGTTGATTAGAACATAGTTACCGAGAAGATCGGACTCATCGGTATCGGGAGTCATCGATACACACACAAACTTACGTTTGGTTTTAGCGCAAGCTTGTTCGACGGACATTGTTTTGCCGTTACCGGAATGTCCAGAAATAAAGACAGGAAAGAATTGGTTGCTCTTAAAGATAGAAACCAAATCATTGAAGTTACCAAAAGGAACATAGTTATCGTATACTTTTGGTACCAAATCTTCAGTTTCAAGATCGGTAGTAACACTAGAGATACGATTACCCGATTGTGTATTTTTACTCATGGGAATTACCTGAGCGGTCGAAGCCATCTCAACGATAGCAGAAGAAGGAACACGGAACATACCGCGACTCACTCGATTCGAATCATCATTGGTGAACCAGTGAGGAAATGCAATAGAATTTTCTGAGCAAATCGAAGCAATATCTTGCCGACTCAGAATGGTTTTACCAGAAGCAGACAGAAGATCGAGAACCATTTGGCGCTTATTAGCACGTGAACTCATGATATAGAAACTCCTCAGAAGATATGATCATTATATGATGCCTGGAAGGTCCTGTCAAGCGACCTTCCAGACTGTTGTAAAAATCATACAGCGATTTGCTGAATGAATTTGTTAACGAACACTCGGCTAATTTGCTTTTTAACATTAGCCTTCAGAAAAGCTTTTTTGATTTGGCTAGTTTTGGCACCCTCTTGAATATCCAATTCATAATCTTCAGCAGCAAGATTCGAATCACCAGGAACGAAATAGAATTTTGAGTAGCCTTTGTTATTCGATTCGAGATGTTTATTCTCACGAACAATTTTTTGCAACTCTTTGCATTTTTCTTTAATTTCAAAGAAACGATTTTCAAACAATTCTTGAATATGTTTTCCGTTTTCATCATGATAACGCCGAAAAATCGCTTCACGGGTTTCATGTTGATTGCCAGTAATATAGAAACCGATAATTTTTGAATCAGTAACTTTGGAGTACCAACTCAAAACAGATTCGAAAAGTTTATCACCTACAACATCGAATTGAA